CCACAGATACCTCCTTTGTTTCTCCGATTTGAATGGCATCGTCTTCTTTTTTTATTTCTTCATTTTTAATTTCAACCTTTTTAACAGCTGGTTCAACTTCAACTAAAGGTTCTTTTAAATTAACCTTTTGTAATTCTTGTTCTTTATTACCCAACTGTTTTGGTTTTTTAGGTTTATTTTTACCTTTTAAAGTAAATTCACCTTCTTGCTTAGCCTCTACGGCTGCTTGTTTTTGTTCTGACATAATATAATATAATTAAATAGTTAATATTACATGAATGCACTCATATCAATACCAGCTTCAGCATTAAAATTTATTGCTGGACTATCAGTCTGTCTTTGCTGTATCATTTTACTTTGTTGAGTACCTTCTTGTTTTATTCTATCGTCTTTACGATTTTCTCTTTGTTCTTCTCTTTTTGTTACTCCTTCTTCTTGCAACTTAGCTAATTCCATATCGTTTTTATGTTGCATCATCATTTTTTGCTGATCAAGTTGTGCTTGCAACTGCATACGATCTTTTTCAAATTCGCTTTTTGCTTTTTCATATTCTACATTTGCTCCTGAAATAGCTTGTTGTTTTTGTACTTCAGCCATAGCTGTTTTTTCTGCAGCAGCAGCTTGAGCTTCGCTTTGAGCAGCAATATTAGCTTGTTGATTAATTTGATCTTGTTTAGCTTTTTCTTTACGCTTAACCTTGATCATTTGATTAGCTAATTTTAAATTTTTAATACCTCTTAAATCAATAGCATCTTCAACGTCTATATTACCTGCTTGCAAAGCTACTTGTATGTTTTGCTCTAGTTGTTGTTTTTCTTCTTCATCTGGCTCTAGTTCTAAGAATATACCAAAGTCATGTAAATTAAGATTAACAACTTCTTTTAATGTTTTAATATTATAAGTTGATATAGAATTTTGTAAAGATGATTTTGTTAATGGAAACTCTAAAGCATCTGCTACTTTTAGGCTTACATTTTCTGCTAATTTAAGGGTTAAATATAGACTAGACTGTGTAATATGTCTAGTTGCTACATTAGATGCATTAGCGGCTAGTTTCTGTAACCCTACGAGCGTGTTACGGTCTGGTAAACTACCATCTCTAGCTTCATTTAGTCCGGTTACGTCTCTAATCATCTGTAAATAATACTGATATGTACTTATTAAGCTTTGTATTTTACCTTGACCAGTTGAAGCGCTTAATTCTTGTATAGGCACTTTACCTGGATTCATATCACCTTCTTGCGTTAATGATCTACCAACAATACTACCTGTTTGAAAATACATATTTAATGCTTCAGCAGGATTATAATTAGTACCATTACCTAAATCTACTTCTGCTATTCCGTCCATATCTAAATATACACCATCTGGAACCATACGCGAAATAACTTGTTGTAGCTTTAAATGAGTGATTTGAATCATATCTGCAAAACCAGTACATTTGCTTACAAGAGATTCTATTCTACCTTTGTAAATTCTTGGTGCAGATATAGCATAATTCATTTTAACTTTAGTCGTATCTGCAAAAGGTCTAGACATGTTTTCTGCTAACTCCCATTTTAATAATGTGTCTGTGCCTAATACTTTAGCGCCACTATACAATACCTCTATAGACCTACTAACTCTTTCAAACATTTCACTTTCTGGTGGATTAAATGTATCAGGTTTTTCAATAGCTTTAACTAATCCTTGATCTGTTTGTTTAATTTTAAAAACTTGATTATGATATGTTTTATAATCAAAATATAAAACTTGAACTGTATTTGAATCATAATCACCCCAACCTGTAATATAAGATCTATTACCAGGCATTGCTTGTATTCTTTTTAACTCTTCATTAGATATATTAGGAAACTCTTTTTTAAGCTCAGGTATAGTAATTGCTTTTAATTCCCCAACATAATATATATCTTCAAAATTAGGATCTTCTGTGTAAGAATAAACCATATACGCAGGATCAACATAATCTACTGTAATACCTTCAGCTGTATTAAAACTAGTTTTAGCAGCTGCAATACCACAAACTGTTAAATCCATATTTAATCTACGTCTAATTAAATCATATTTGTTTTGAGCAAAAACACTAGATATTGCTTCTTCTTCTGCTATTTCTACACTTTGCTTATAAGAAAGCTGCATGTGTAATTCTAATTCTTCTGGTGATTCAGGTAGTTTTCCAGCTTGAGATTGATATAAATCTAAACCTAAAGTTTGTTTTAAATTATCTAAATATTCTTGCGCCAGCATATCTTCATAAATTTTAGAAGCATAAGCTGTTCTTTTCTTTATTGATTCTGGATCTTGCGCGTAAGCTTTAATGTCGTAAGTTTTTGAAGATATACCATTAACAACTATATCTACAAATTTAGATAATATAGGAACTGGTTTCCAGTCTAAATTTAAATAAGATAAATCACCATTAATAGCTAATTCATCTTTATATTTTTGTATTGATTGTTCACCTCTTGCGTATGATCTTAACATATGGTAGTTGTTCCAATTTGTTAAGTATCTATTACCACTAGTTCTTCCTTGAGAAAACCACTCTTGCTCAATAGCTTGTGCTACTTGAGAACCATATTCCCAGCTTGCTTTCTCTGCGTCACTTACTACTTGACTTGGAAAAGGACTATTAGTATTAGTGTATATATTCATTTAACTTATTATTTGTGATGTGGCTCCTTGATTATTGTATTTTTTAATACCTAAGTCAACCGCCTTTAATTCTCTTTTAACTGATGGTGTGTATCTGTGCTTGTTACACGCCATTAATGCTAGGCCAGAACTAATAGAAGCATCATGTGTTGTTCTATTATTTATATTAAATTTAGCCCAGTCTTCTAATGTTCTTTGAAAATACATATCGCCATACCCTGTTTCTTTTAAACCTACAAAATGTTCTATATAAGTTTCTATTGCAGCAGCATGTGCTTGTTTTATATCCTCACTAGAATTAGGTATCCCACCTATTTCTCTTTCTGTTACAGATAATTTATTTCTTTTTTTATCAGGTCTGTTCATAGCAAAACCTCTATAACCTCGTTTTTTAAAATAATATAATAATCTAGGTTTATTATTTTCTGCAAGTATTGGCATACCATAAAATACACAAGCCATTAATACATCTTCAAAAAATATCTCAGCAGTTTGAGGTCTAGCAATATATTCTAAGAAAAAATGATTTGGTGGATGGTTTTCCATACTAAATTTAGTTAAACCATGTAAAGATCCATTAGAACCTCTTTTATCTACAGTTCCAGATATATCATATGGATCACAACCAAAAGCTCCAATATGCTCATTTCCAGGATAATTTACACCATTTTTATTATATCTTCTATTTTGAAGTGAATAATCTGGTATCCATGTTACAAAAAATCTACCGTTTTTATTTGGTAAAAATATTACTTTTGTATCTTTTTCTCCATTTTCCCATTGAAAATTACCTTGAGTTACATTTATACTATTTTTTAAATCTTCATTAAAATCTATTTGCTCATATATTTTAGTTAGATTAAATAAAGATTCTTTTGACTCATCTCTAAAAGCATGCTTAGTTGTTCTTGGAAATTGTCTATAAAATTCATTTAAACCGTCTTGATCACCTTTTAATCCCTCTACTTCATTATCCCAATACTCTATTACGCCTTGTGTAATTTTAACCCCATGTGGGTCTTCCACTGCTTTTGACGGCGTATTGAATACAGGTAGTCCATAAGAATCAATGTATCCTTCGTAATTCCATTCCATAGGTATGAACAGACTATATAATCCTGAACGAGTCTGTCCGTTGCTGTTTCTTTTTGTGACGTCTGAATCATCGTATAATTTCTTAAAATTTCTACCTCCTTTGTCTAATGCATTAGATGTTGAACCCATCATGCATTTACCAATAATTCTACTACCTAATCGTAACGTGGTTTTCGTAACCCTCCAGTTGTTGAGGATGTTATTGGGCTTTTCCCATTTACCCGATTCGTCGTGAACGAGAAGTTTGAGTTTCTCACCGTCGTAGGAGTTATCACCGGTATTTTTCCAGTCGATGGTGGTGTCAAGACCCTGTAATTCGTCCTGTAGGGTTTCGTCGGCGGAGGCGGTGAGCTTACGACGGGTGTACTTGGTTGCGGGGACACGGTAGGCAAGCTCGGTCTTTGGACGGTCCATTCCATCCTGGGTCGGTTTGAAAAAGAAGGGATAATTAACTGATATGGGTACCACCTTATCTGTGAACATCTTCTTGGCATCAGGACCGGACTTGGATAATATACCATACCTACTGTCACTTGATATGGTTGCCAGGTTAACCACCTCT